TCTGAGGTAGCGATAATTGGCTTGAGATCCATTAGACGTTAAAGTGTGAAAAGAATTTGTATTAGATGCATTGAAAAAAGTGTCATTATTGCGCGTGTCGATTGGTATCCAAGATCCTGCATCAATGCCAGTTAAATCAAAAGCACTCAACGTGTTAGATCCTTCCAAAACCCAATTACGCATATAATAGCCCCCGCTATCATTACGATTTCGTAAAGTATATTTTTGAATCGAAATTTGTTTTGTCTTGAAGTCCCACGCGATCCAACTATTTACAACATTATTTGTGTAAAAATCACTAATTGATCGGTCTGTTAAAGTGCTAGGAGTCCCACTACCAATACTACTAACCTGTACATCCACAGCTCCAATTGTTACAGGATTTGCGAACGCTGTAGTCAGCATCGCAGTGCCTAAATAATAAAACGCTCCATTGGTATCGCCATCACTAACGTAAGTGAGAGCGATACCGCCACCGGGTGGCGGCGGTGATGATTGATATGTTAGTCTGCCATGTTGATTAAGCCATCCGATTGTTGAGTTAATATAGCTAACTCGATCGATTAATCCAATTCCAGGTGGTCCGAATACTCCATCTTCGCTAGCCTGTCCATTGAATTTATTGATACCACTACGCAACAATACTTTATTCGGACTCAAATCCAATCTTTGAATCCAAATATCAGAATCTAGCGAATCTGGCAATAGTGGCAACGTAATTACCACATCTCCTGCAGTTGCATCTATACTGAGTCGATCGCCAGCAATTGCCATATAGTCACTAGTTTTAAGTTGCCATGCGGATAATCCACCCCCACTGCTAGGTAAATTTTTGACAGCACCAGCATCGAGCCGATTTACCCCATTGAGCGTCTGAAGTGCGTCTCTGACTTGAGTAGGGGTTTGACTAGTCAATTGCACTGGTACACTACCAAATCCCATCCTAAACGCCCTCCGCTACTGCTAAAATTGCCGTATTGCCGCCGTTAGTAATCGCCATCACCAATCCAGTGTATAGATTGGTGCTATTAATCTCGTAGGACTGTCCTGGTGCCAATGGCAATCCTAATCCGTAAGTTCCCACAGCCCCAAAAAATAGATCAGCCGAATTAGTTGACGATCGATTGACGATCACCGCGCCTTTGCGATTGATATTAGCCGCTAGTACTGTCGCGCCTGTATCGGTTATCGATGGATCTGAGTGAGCATATGTACTAATCGGAGTACTCACAGATCCGCCGCCACTATTAGCGGTGTTGGTGACAATGCTGGTTAGTCTAGCAATAATCGTATCAATATCCGCCGCGCTCTGAATTGCGCCCTCGATATTGGATTGGGTCAGTTTACCAGTATCGATCGATGTTAGTCGCGTGATGATGGTGTCAATATCAGCAGCGGATTGGATTGCGGCTGTGATATCTGACTGGGTGGGAGGATTGGGCTTTGCAACCAAATCGACTAACCGCGCCACAATCGTATTGATGTCAGCACTGCCATCAATCCCGTCCGATACTGTGGCTATAGTAGTCCCACTCCCCGATCCACTCCCACCACTAAAGGCGGCATCGACTAGTTGGCAGATGGCAAGTTTAAATACAGCGAGTTCGATCGCCGACTTGTCTGGACCATTGACGATTTGATCGTATTTGGTAATTAATCCTGATATAACCTGAGATCGCGTCATTGAATAACCAAATTATTTAAGATTTAATCTCAGGTATGACAAATAAATTACTCCTGAGATTATTAAAGTTAAGCCAGTGGGAAAATGTAGAAAGTGGTAGGAGTTGTAACCGCTAGCACGGTATTAACTACAAAAGCATTAGCTGTATCTGAAGCGGTGACTCGTCGCAATGAAATATCTTGCCCAACGTTGTTTCTAGCAGTAAAATCAATACTTGAGAACGATCCGGTTGGTAAGTTTAGGTTGTGAGTGACCGTATTATTGCCTGCTGTCATAGTAGCTAGAGTTACTACGATACCTGAGTTTCTACCAAGATTGGAGTCGGTAGTCCACGCGGTACCATTCCAAGTAAATTTGTTTGTACTATTAACTGGTACTGATACACCATTAATCGTAAACGATACAGTTCCAACGTTACTGATTAAGACAATTAAGCCAGCGTTAGCAATAGTTGGAACTGGTAGCGTCAGTGATTGCGCGGCTGTAGTTTGGTTAACAGCGAAAGCACTGGCAACATCTACAGTAGCTGCCGCGGTACCAATCGCGCCGCCAGTCGCAAGGTTGGCAATCGGGATAGTCGCCAATCGAACATTATCTTGAAATAAAGGCATAAAATCAAGTGTAGGTAGTGTGATGTTTCGGAAGCTTTACGGTTTACCAACCACTATTTATAAGAGCTTCATATTTACATTATTGATGTTTGTAGCTGTTGTTATTATACAAGTATTGGCGGTATTGTTTTTCACTGCTAGTAAAATACGACTGCCAGTGACAGCATCTCTAATATCAACAATTAAGAAAAAAGGCGATGCTAATCCTAAATTATGCGTGATTAAATTATCACCAGCGACTAGGTTTAAATTTGCCGAATAAGTTTTAGTATTAGCATTACCATTAGCATTACCATTAACAATAGTAGTCATTTAATACCTCACTACTAATACTAATTTGTTGGTTGCTGGAGACAAAAACTTAATGGTAGTTCCCGCCGGAATATTGTTATCCCAAGTTTCTTTCCCGAATGCGAAAAACCAAGCATTGTCGATAGTGGGATTCGATCCATCGGTAGTGTAATAAACTAGATCGCTACCATTAGTACAGAAAGTCATCAACCTCACATCGTTAGCAACTACGAACGATCTCGCAATACCAGCCGCCAAATTCATATTTATTTGGGTTTCGGTTGATACGATTGACTGGACTGAGTTGGTCGAGTCCCCACTGCCGCTAAATACGGCATCAGCTAACTGAGCAATGGCTAATTTGGCAATCGCTGACTCAATTACTGCATTTTGATTGCCTGTAATTTGATCGTCGTACTGTTTGATTTTAGATGCGATTACTTGCGACCGAGTAGGCATTTTAGATATAGTTATTTGCTAGATAGATTCGATCTCCCACACAGGTATCCGGTACTCCAATCCCTGATGATAGTACTGATACGTCCCCGTACCGGACAAACCGCCCATACCCTTGAGCTGGATCGGCGTAGTTAGGTACATTAAGCAGATAAGCTAGATGGTCCGTCTCTGCGAGATAATTTCGCCAACTTTGAATAAAATCTTTGTTGGTACTGGTAATAGTCGATCGATTGATGTCCCCAACGACTAACTGTCTCTGACTAAACGTCCCTTCACCAGTCTCCGACCGATCGAATGCCTCATCGCACCGATCTAAATGCTTTTGTAATCGCTGGACAGTATAGTCATCTACTATACTCTGCATCTGCAACTCTAATCGTGCTGCGTCGCCAGCGGGGATACTGTTAGGGGCGCAGTATCTCAAGTGATACCTTACCCTGGATTTGTCGATCGCGGCTAATGCTGGCATTGTCTATACAGCGATAGTAGGTAGTTTATCAAAGCGTAGCCTGTGACTGATAGACTCCCAGTCACACTTAGGAGCCACTTCGATCATCCGATTGATAAAGTTAATCTCATCATCAAACATGCTTTCGTTCCGCGCCTGAATAATCTTCCGCGCTAGTACGCCTTTACCCCCTGGCAAACTAGGGAATGCGGCTAGAACCTCGGAAATACTGCATTGATTAATCAGCACGTTATCTGTGTTGACATCGAGATTGAGATTAGGGGCATCCCCTAAGTCACACATCGCCGCTACACCGGTCGCCCCTTTGTCTGTGGTATACCCGTACTGAGGCTGTCGCTGAGGAGTGAGAGTAATATTGTTGATAGTCACAGTTTGGGCGATAGTATGATTATACGCTTTGTCACCCCTCATATAATCAACTCTGATATTATCTGCCATGTCTACATCTATACCTAATAACGTCAAAATTATCTGTAATTGCCCATATTGCCTACAGCGCAATATCCCTATTTTAACATCTAATCTATCGACTAGCGGTGCTTATGCCCAAGGGCAGTCATGGGCTGTGGGGAGTCCCACGATTAGGGGATGCAAGCATATATTTGCGGTGCTGAGATACCTTGATATCCCGTTTTAATCTACTCAACTGGTGGTAGCGGATCGTCACCTGGTAGATACTTGGGCGTGTAAGTACCTCCAGCTTGATACCTACCAATCAATGTAGCAATTGCCCCAACAGTACCAGTAGCAATCGCTACTACATCAGCAATATTAGCCTTTTGGGTGGCATCCTTACCCCTACTGGCTAATGCCTCAATATTCGGAGCAATTGCCAGAATCAACCCCATCAGCGACACATAGACCCCGATAGCTGTATTAGTTAAAAATAAATTACGTTTGACCTGTGGCATGGCTGATTAGATCTACGATAGTGATATCCCAATTGTACCAAAATTATGCAAACCGATAAATTAACTATCAGTCAGCAGGTAGCGGTAAAATGTGATGAGGTTATTGATACAATAGATAAAATCATTGCAACACTCAGACAGCTTCATAATGACAGCAGAAGAACAACTAGCGGTAAGATTAGAGTCGATTAAAGACTCGATCGTTGGCTTTAAATTTGCCATTGAAGCGATGGAAAAACGCGCTGATAAATTTGAAAGGGAACTGGCTGAATGTCGCAATAAAGTAGTGGATCTCAGCGATAGCGATATCAGATCAGGGGCACAATTGGCAGTAATTGAGACATCCATGAGTACGATGTCTAGCGACATCAGGAGCGTCCGCAATAGCGTACTAAGTGCAATATTCACGGCTTTGATTATATGGGTTAGTGGGACTGCTTTCTCGACTGTTTATCGCGTGCCCGTCCCACATATCAAGACTGGCGGTAAGTGATTAGATTAATTGTTGCTGGCGATTACTAACCAATAGCTTGCAGGCTTCAGATAGGTTTTGCTTGCTCACAAACGGCTGCAAAGTCTTTCGTGGCACAGTGTCAACCAGATCGGCGCGTCCTAACTTATTGAGTTCCCGCTCTAATTCAGCTCCAGATTTAAAACTACGTCCGCCATTCTTGTTGAGGTAGTCTGCTAGTTGCTTAGTCGTTTGACCTTCAAATTTAGCACCGCTAGCAGCATCGATTACTTCTAGGATTGGTCGATCGACCTCTACGACCGAATCAGACTTACCCTCAAGTAACAACGTGGTCTGAATGCCATAAGCCGTGAGCCGGAAGTCCTGACGGTCGTTTTCGTGGCGACGTAACTTTAGATTCTCATTCTCAAGTTCTAATTCCCGAATGCGATCGTTCTGAGCTGGGACGACTACCTCAGCCTCGCGAGTTTTGACCGCAAAATAATGTTTGGCTGACTTGACGTTTGGCTTGCCACGACTATCGCAAGCAAGTGCGACATGATAGCAAGCTGATCGAGAGAACTTGTAGTCTTTTGCTTTCTGATGTTTCAGGGTTACTTCTAGAAGGAGGGCATGGCTTGATATGTCTCCCACTGCCGATTCTAGGTTTTCTAGTCCTTGTTCGATAGCATTCTCGAACATCTGCCACTTGGTATAACCAAGCATTTTTTGAAGATCGCGTGCAGACCACCACTCGATCCCGCGACTATCGAACTGGCGAATTGCATCGAATGGGCTTGTCGGTTGCTGAGATGTTAAACTTAATGCATTCATGTCTATGTTTCTGATAGATTTGATTAGCGATCGACTGATAACCGATCGCGTCCCGTTGGGGATAACCTATTGTACCCGATCCGACAATTAATCTATCAGATGCTCCCAATTAAGCTAGATATCATCCCCGTCCCTAAACCTAGGATGACCCAATCGGATCGATGGAAGCGCAGACCTTGCACCGAACGCTACTGGGCATACAAAGACCGATTAGTCGAACTTTGGGGCGATCGAGAGTTGCCCGATACTTTTCACGTAATATTCACAATGCCGATGCCAGTGGGCTGGACTGAAAAGCGGAAAGCAATGTTCGATGGAAAACCTCATCAACAAAAGCCAGACACATCGAATCTTCTCAAGTCTTTTGAAGATTGTTTAATGGATGAAGATTCTATTTTATGGGATATTCGATCGACAAAATTATGGGGACGAAGTGGCTCTATAGATGTGCGAAAATTAGAATCATTTAAACCGTAAACATCAAACAACTAGTAATATGACATCGAATTACAAACTCAAGTTTGCGCTTGACGCTCAATCCTCTAATGAGCTTGTGGTAGGACTGCTGACACTCTACAAAGATGGATCGGCAATTAACAGCTACAGGGCAACTAGCAGCCGCGCTGGACATCAAAATATAGGCTCTTGGAATTACACTGGCGGATTGTTGCCACCTACTATTGAGATTGTTGAACATACTGGCAAAGGGCTATCAGTTGCTACTACCCCACTAATTTTGGATATCAAGGGCGTTAACGGAGAGTTTTACCCTATCTACCCATACAACACCAATACTGATGGTGATAATAGGGGTGATTGGGGAATCCATATCGACCTAGATCCTAGACCAGGAACTATGGGCTGCATTGGTTTAAAGACTAGAGTAGGAATGAAAGCCCTGATTCGAGATATGGGGAAAATCGCAAGCTTAGGTATTAAGGTAATAGAATTGGAGGTAGTCTACTACTGATATCAGTAGCTTTTGATAAAAGACAAAAAATAAAGGGTGTTATCGATCGATAACACCCTTTATTTTTTGGATAGATTAGTCGTAATCTGGTGCCATTGCACGCTCAATTTCAATTTGATACTTAGCGTCTTGAACTACAGACTGGTCGAGTAAATCTAATGCAGCACATTCGGCTTGTTTGTGATTGTTCCAGTGACTACCAGAAGCGTAGTAGATGCCATTTTCGCAATAGATGTAGCCAACGATATTGTGGGAATTGTTGATAGATGGGTAGTGCAGTTCGTGAGTGATATCCCCTTGTGGGAGTATGACATCGCCATATTCGAGTGAGAGATCGCGGAGAGTATAACCGAGTCGATCGAGGATGGATTGTGCTAGTTTGAAATCGATTGGATTGGATTGAAGTGAAGCGGCGCGAGCGGGGATAAGTTTAGTAGTCATTGTGCTTAACTGGTTGGCTTGGTATATCTACATTATGGCTGAGTGGCTGGTAGATGCATGTGAGCTAGATCACCCTAAACAATTTAGATTATCGAGCATTGACCAATCGGTAGGATTGTCGATCTCGTCCAACCAGCTAAAATCATCAAGGGCGTACCACTGCACTTCTGGCAATTCCCAGTTATCGGAATTGAGACGGCACTGAATCCATCGATAAAAGCTGTCCAGGGACGATCCATTGTCTTCCAGCCAGATATCAAGATGACGCTGACAATCCGCGTCAGGGGACAATCTAGCATAGTTTCGGGCAATTTCTGGACACTGAGAAAAGTTCATGTTAGCCGATACTTTCGGATACTCAAATTCTGGATACGGGGGGATAGGGGTGGGATGGAAAGCTTCAGGCATTAGTAAAACTCCGAACTAGCGTAAATTTGAATACCCATCTCGATTAACTGCATATCCACTTTAGTACTGACATCCTCGCAGTTGTAACCTATAGCGACGGCTAGAATCACGCCAGTAACGCGATGAGATGCGGTGATGACGTATTCGCCATCTACTGACTGATCAAGGGTAATAGCGGGGAGTTGGTGAGACATAGCGGTTAATCGTTCGAGGTTATTACCACTATCGCCCGATTCCAATTAATTGGATGTGATTTAAATCACCGCAATGAAGAATTATTCGGGATAAATTAAGAGAGTAGTTTGCACCGCAGTCCGCAGATGTCTAGACGACGCGCCAATGGCGTACTATCCTCAATCTTTGTCTTGTTTGTGATCCTATTTCTATTCGCTAAGGCTTTTAAATAATGAAAGAATTGCTAACCGCGCTGGTTGCCGCAAAGGCAACGTTTAAGCCTATCCCTAAAGACAAGGTTAATCCATTTCATAAATCTCGATACGCCAGTCTAGACGCTGTTCTAGGGGCAGTAGAGCCGTCATTGCTAACTAACGGGTTAACGCTATCTCATACCGTGGATTCTGGCAGATTAATCACCAGGCTCTACCATACCAGTGGGGACTTCTTGGAAAGTAGTTTTAATCTCCCAGATCTATCAGATCCGCAAAAGTTAGGATCTGTCATCAGCTACTATCGCCGTTACGCTGTATGCGGATTGCTCTCGGTCACTGCCGATGAGGATGACGATGGCAACGCTGCCAAACCTAGTGATAAACCTGCGGCAACTAAGCAAACTGCTTACACTCCACCCGCTAAACCTGCGGCGGTCAATCCCGACCTAAGAGATATCGAGACTCAACAGCAAGCACTTCGGGAATGTATGGAGATCCTCGAATACGACCAAAACCAAAAATCAGAATTTGCTAAAACCATCAATCCCAAGCCATTCCCAACTTGGAGCCTAGCAAATTGGGAGTTAGCAGTTGTTAAAGCACTTGCAGCAATCGACCAAATGAATGAATCCCCCATCCACTATTAACTAATGCAATATTATCAATCACCATCCGACCTCGGACTTCCCATTATTAAGTTATTTATCACCAATCCCAGCGGGGAGTGTCGCCAAACTATCTACCTAATGGAGCGTCGATCGCCTCATTGGAGGTTTAACTTATCAAGCGCACTTAAGTACCTTTGGAGGCTGGGAGTTAAAACTGAGAACACCGAATCAGACCTCCGTAAAGCCATTCAGTACCTGACATGGGAGCTGGAATCATGCGCCGCTTTTGACACTCGCAACACTATTGAGACAGCCATTAAAATGTGCGAGGAGCTGCTAGAATAGTACCAACTACGCCACAGTGACACGAAACCCGCCATCATCTCGATCGGCGGGTTTCGTGTCTTCAGAGTAAGTGTGATATAATAAAAACAGTTGAACTTATTTATGTGATATGGACAAAATCTATAGGTACGCTATCAGCAATGCATCTGGCAAAATAGTTTTTGTGGATGAGCGGTTTTATGACTTGTGGCGAGAACGATGGGGGTATGTGCTATGTATGCCTGAATATGAAGACGTGAATCGTGAAATAAACGAGGGTAGGCTAGATGAAATTCATTTTGGTGACTATCAAGTGCATCGATTTTTAGACACTCACAAAGATCCTCCCAATCGTTGTGATGAATGCTTTTGCGAGTTAAGAGCTGGAAATAAAACAGGATTTTGCTCTAAACACCGATATCTAAACCCAACAGTTAAAATCCAAAGACGCGAGTACCAACGAGTTTATGTTGGTACTCGCAATTTCCGCAAAAAAGCCGAGGATGTGTAGATGTCAAACTTAGACACAAATCATTTACAGCATTTAACCGAAAGTGCTATCTCGATTGACATTGCCGCTCTGAATTTTTACTCATGGGATGCCAACGACGAGAATGGCGGAGACAACGTATTCGATTTACTAGTCGATAATCCCAAGTACCGTAATAATGGCACTCTATCAGGCGGATCTAACAATGCCCTAGCTAACGTCATTCGTGCGGGTGGGTGGGTGTTTGAAGGGCGTTTGGGCGTGAGTGTAAAGCCAGACTGCCCCCGCATAGTTGATGGTAAAATTATCAAGTATGAATCAGTCCGTGGGTGTCAGCAGTTGTTCGTCCCTCGTGTCTCGATTCGGGCGGCGATGGCGATTGCTGCTAAGTTGGGTATTGATCGAGAGTTCGACATTACCACAAATACCAACTCCGAGGATCTGGGGTTTTGGGATTGGTTTCTATCTACTGGATTACCGCTAATCATCACTGAGGGATGTAAAAAAGCTTGTGCCGTGGTATCGGCTGGTTATCCGGCAATTGCCCTTAACGGGGTTTATGGATGGGGTAGCAACGATCGGGATATGTTTGGGAATATCGAGGTTGATGACAGCGGCGATCGGATTAAAACGATCGTTCCCGAACTGATGCCATTTATTGTCGATCGCGAGATCGTGATGGCATTCGATCTCGATGATAAACCCAAAACTATCGCATACGTCCGTCGCGCTTTACATAGATTTGCGACTAGTATTGTTGATATATCGAGTAGAGTGTCTCAATTGAAATGGGCTGGTAGCAAAGGGATTGACGATCTAATTGTTGTCAAGGGTGTTAAGAATTTAGATCGGATTTACAACAAGAGAATGCCAGTTAAATCAGTTGAAGAGAAATCAGACAAGAAGCCTACAGCATGGCAACTATCGCCTAAAATCGCTCTTGATGTATTTGGCGGGACGATGCGATATGATGTCGAGTTTAAGCAGTACTGGGAATATAAAGACGGTTTATGGAAGCAGTGCGCGGATGAATATATCTTTGCACTTGTTAAAACCTACTTAGATACCATAACCGAAGATTACCCGACTCGATTAGTTACCGAAACTATAACTTTCGCCAGAGGATCGATCCTAGTTCCCGAATGGATTGAGTCGGACAATACTAGATTTATCCCATTTAAAAATGGAGTGCTGGAAGTTGAAACTATGCAACTGCTCCCACACTCCCCATCTTACGGATTTCGATGGCAGATGCCGCGCGATTATTCGATTGTCAGTACAGGATGGAATAGCATTGATAAGTTTTTGAAAGATTTTTCCAATCAAAATCATGAGCTTAAATGCGTGTTACTTGCCTTTTGCAATGCGGTTTTATTAGGTCGATCGGATCTTAATAAATTTCTTTACCTATCAGGGAGTGGCGGAAATGGTAAAGGGGTATTCATGAATCTAGTGAAGGCTTTAGTCGGATTTCAAAACACCCATACAACATCATTGGCTAGCTTGTGTGAAAATCGATTTGAACCTGCAAATATTAAAAATAAGCGGCTAGTCCTTTGTGATGATGAAGATAAAAAGCCTGACAGCCTAACAGTATTCAAGTCGGCAACTGGAAGCGGCGATATTACGTGCGAGTACAAAGGCAAGCAGTCAGCTAATTTTAAATTTGGCGGCATATTTATAGTAGCGGCGAATCAGCCGATATTCAGAGGGGAAAATCACGAAGCGATGAAACGACGTAAAGTTGATTTCCCATGCCGCCATCGCCCTTCCAAGGATGAAATACGCGATCTTATGCCCGAACTATTGCCCGAACTATCGGCATTTACTAGTTACATACTTGCATTAGATCCCGATTGGGTTGAGAAGACGATTAGATTTGCATCAGATGTCGAACCCATTGCAGAATTGGCGCGAGAGATGTCTATCAGGGAAGATTCGATCGCCGCATACTTTGACGATCGACTAATAGCCGATCCGAAAGAATCGATCGGGTCTGAGCAGCTATATAAAGACTATCAAGCTTTTTGTGAGGCGAACGGACTCAAGCCTATGAGTTCAGTTCAATTTAGTCCTAAATTAGTTGAATTATGTCGAGATAGCATGGGTCTTGATGTAAGCAAGAAAAAGCGAAGCTCTGGTCAAAAAATACTAGGGCTTCGATTTCGTACCGTCATAGATGAATTTGAAGAAAAAAGTGCAGGGGTGCATAGTGAGTGCATGGACTATGCACCGATAGACCCGTTACTGCGTAAGGAGTGTGCAGGGGTGCATAGTAAAACCCCTTATTCTTATACAGGAGAAGAGAAAGAAATAAATAATAATATAGATCTAAATACAAAGGGTATGATAGGCGACTTACCCGTCACCCATGCACTTTCTGACTTAAAACCCATACCATCAAACGATTCCAGTAGAGTGCAGGGTAATGACACCCATGCACTTTTGCACCCAGGCGATCGAGTCTGGATTGCCAAGTACAACGAAAATGGCACCGTAGAGGCAATTTACCGCAATGACCCACCCATGCCACACGGGGCGCGAGTCGTCCGAGACAGTGGTAAACCATGCCTAGTAGACATATTGCCCGACCATTACAAACTAATCACGGAGCCGAACAATGACAAATAAACTCACCATCGGCGATCGCGTCATCACCACTCGCTCGGACGGGGAAATCGGCACAGTGTGCGGCTTCAGGACTTGGCGCGGCATAGATCAAGCGAATATTGTATTTGAGATTGGCGATGAGAAGTGGATCGGCGTGGATTATCTCATGCTGTGCCAATCCACAGAATTAGAAAACATCTTAGATGATGTGACTCAAGTCACATCATCTCTTGAAAACGACTGCCATACTGTAGAAACAGATGCGAAAACGAGAAACAAGAGGGCGGTCGAAGACTTAAACCCCGATACGGTATTTTTCAAAACTGAGGCATCGACTGAGCTATGATTAGCCTTCACCGCCGATATCAGCAGTTCAAATGTAAAATCATTTAATCCTCATGACTTACCAACTCCGACATTACCAGACCGACCTCATCAGCCGCATCGCCCAATCCTGGTTTGAGCAGGGCAATCGCCGCGTCATGGCACAGCTCCCAACGGGCGGCGGTAAGACGATCGTCATATCCAGCATTGTCAAAGATTTCAGCAATCGCGGATTGAAGGTCTTAGTACTAGCCCACCGTCAAGAGCTAGTTAATCAGTTAGTCGAAAAACTGGAATCTATCACCGATGAACCAGTAGGCGTAATCATGGCAGGCGTTACTCCCAACTACGATCGCGACATCCAAGTCGGTAGCGTTCAAAGCATGGCGCGGCGGATGGAATCATGCCCCCATCTTGATTTGATAGTCATTGATGAATCGCATCATTCCAGTTCGGCATCCTATACCAAAATCACAGACAAGTACCCTACCGCAAAGGTTTTAGGTGTAACCGCCACTCCAGTCAGACTAGATGGTAAGGGCTTCAACGGCGTGTTTGATGACCTGATTTGCGGCGTTAGCGTTGCCGACTTGATTGAGATGGGCAGTTTGTCCCAGTACACTTACTACGGATGCGAAAAGCCGATGGATGTTTCAGGCTTGAGCAAGAGAGGCGGCGATTTCAAGGCTGAGGACATCGAAAGCCGCAACCCTGTTGAAGTAGTCGCAAATCAGGTTTATGAGTCTTACAGCCGCCATATTGGCGGCAAGCAGGCGGTAATATTTGCTACCACTGTCGCTCAATCTGTCGCCATTACCGAACATCTCCGCAACTCCGGCATCCGTGCCCATCACCTCGATGGACTGACCGCTAACGATGAGCGTAAATCGGTCATGGACTTATTCCGCAATCGGGAAATTCAAATCCTCAGTAATTGCGCCCTATTTGATGAGGGATTAGATATACCTTCAATTGACGCTGTAATCCTCGCCAGACCCACCGCAAGCCTTTCAAGGTACTTACAGATGGTTGGACGATCTTTACGCCCTTGCGAGGGCAAAGAGCGGGCAGTAGTGATCGACCTAGCAGGCAACTACGAAAGACACGGGATGCCAGATGACGATCGGGAGTGGACACTCGACGGCATCCCTAAAAAACAAAAAGAGCGCAAAGCTACCAAATCCGTCCGCAATTCCATCACCAGCGAGATTGAGCAAGTGCCATTTTTCAATACTGGCACCGAGTATATCCAAATCATGGGCAAGACTGTGGTACTAACTCCAGAGTTGATAAAATGGCTGAGATTTGCGGATGAGATTATCGTCGATGGTATTGATCGAGGGCATAGACCAGGAGCGGCGGCGTACAGATTGATGAGTAGCGATATTCAACCACCCCTCGAAGTTTGGAAGTACTTGGGTAAAAAGTTGGGTTATCATCACCAGTGGGCAAAATACAAGCATGAAGAATGGGCATCAAAATAAAATACTAGATGTGATTCAAATCACTGATATTGTGACCAGAGGCTGATAAAGTAAATTAACTGAATCAATCACAGCCATGAATGACAATCAAATCCACCTAAATCTAATCACTGATATCTTAACTAACGCTGGATTTATCGCTGAAGTTATGGGCAATCAAATATTAGTATCGCTTCAAAATCAGTCAGTCAGCACCATCGATATTCAAAAAGTTTTGATGCGTGATGAAATAGACGAACTAGTTAAAATTCAGTATTCATACGAACTTCAGTGCGTTTCAGTATCAATCTAATGCAATATCAACAATTTCTAGATTCTAAGAGATCGACCATCACCGCATCAGGCTTTAAACCCGATCGCCTCAATCCCAATCTATTTCTATTTCAGCGCGATATTGTCGAATGGGCTTTGCAGTTGGGCAAGGCGGCTATATTTGCTTCGTGCGGTTTAGGGAAGTCAGCCATGATGCTGTCATGGGCTGATGCTATTGTCGATCGAACTGGTGCCAAGGTTTTAATAGTCGCTCCATTATCAGTAACTAGTCAAACTCATCAAGAGGGAATTAAATTTGGGATCGAGACGCGAGTCACCAAAACAGGCGAACTGCTGGATACCGATCGGATTGTCATCACTAACTACCAAAGCTTGCATAAATTTAGCGCGGCTGACTTTATCGGCGTAGTACTAGATGAGGCGAGTATCCTCAAGTCGATCGCAGGATCGACTAAAGAGCAAATTATCGAAATGTTTGCTCACACTCATTACAAGCTTGCTTGTACCGCCACGCCAAGCCCTAACGATTATGTGGAATTGGGCAATCAGGCATCATTTTTAGGAGTGTGCAGATCTACCGAAATGCTGGCAACCTATTTTACTCATGATGGTGGGGATACCTCAAAATGGCGATTAAAAGGGCACGCTAGACAAGAGTTTTGGAAATGGGTAAGTCAGTGGGCAGTGACCATTGAGAAGCCCTCGAATATCGGCTATAGCGATGATGGGTACGACTTGCCACCGATCGAGTATCACGAGCATGTGGTAGACGTTGTGATGGCTCCTGATGATGGGCAGCTATTTAAACTTGAGGCTACCGACCTCATGGATCGCCGCCGGAGCCGTCGCAATTCGATCGATGACAGAGTGGCTAAATGTGCGGAGTTGGTCAATGCCAGCGATGAGCAATGGTTGGTGTGGTGCGATTTAAATGATGAGGGTGACGCGCTAGAGAGTGCGATCGATGGTGCTATTCAAATTGCTGGCAAGCATTCGGACGACCAAAAAGAATCGCGGATGGCTGGATTTATCGATAACACTCACAAAGTACTGGTGTCCAAGGCATCCATCACCGGGTTTGGGGTTAATATGCAAAACTGCCATAACATCGCTTTTGTCGGGATGAGCGATAGTTACGAGCAGCTATATCAGGCTATCCGCCGATGCTGGCGATTTGGGCAGACTGAGCAGGTGCATGTACATTTTATCACCGCATCGTCTGACGGGGCTGTAGTCCGCAATATCAAGCGTAAGGAAAAGGATATGGAAGTAATGATTAAAGCAATGATTCAAGAGGTTAGTATTGGTCAAGATTTAAAACCAACTGCGAATGAGTCGATCGAGCACTTGGCAACATTGGACATGGTAATCCCTGACTGGATTGTAAGCTTAAAATAATATCATTTTTGAAGTTGCAGAATTAAGAACTGAAGTATCTAATCTCATACTCATGTGCGAACCGCGCCATTATTGGGCGCACACCAAAAAGAACCAGCCGAATCAATTTATAAAGGAATTAGAATTAAGTGAAAGTAATTGACCAAACAATAACAGATAGTTACGCTCTTTATCATGCTGACTGTGTAGACGTTGCATCAGCACTTCCAAGCAACTCGATAGATTTTTCAATTTATAGCCCTCCTTTTAGTTCATTATATGTTTATTCCAACTCCACTCGTGACATGGGTAATTCCAAGTCAGACACTCAATTTTACGAGCATTATCAATTTTTAATGAGCGAAATGTATCGCGTCATTAAACCAGGTCGGTTGATGAGTTTTCACTGCATGAATTTACCAACAAGTAAGCAAAATGATGGGTATATTGGCATCAAAGATTTTCGGGGCGATCTAATCAGAATGTGTCAATCTGTTGGATTTATTTATCATTCTGAAGTCGTTATCTTCAAAGATCCCGTAGTCGCAATGCAACGCACAAAAGCTCTCGGATTACTTCATAAGCAAGTTAAAAAAGACTCAGCAATGTCTCGGCAAGGTATCCCAGATTATCTAGTTACAATGCGTAAACCAGGGACTAACGAGTCACCAATCGCCGGAAAGTTTGACCATTTTGCGGGTGAAGAGGGGCACGGATTATCAACTGAAATTATCGAAGACCCAACCGATCGCGACTCGATTAATATCTGGCAACGTTATGCCTCGCCGATTTGGATGGATGTAAACCCAAGTCGTACACTTCAAAAAAACAGTGCGAGAGCCGATGAAGATGAACGCCACATTTGCCCTCTCCAATTGGATGTAATTGAACGCGCCTTGCAACTTTGGAGTAATCCAAACGACTTAATCCTTTCACCTTTTTGTGGTATTGGATCTGAAGGTTATGTCGCTCTAGAAATGGGACGGCGGTTCGTTGGGGCTGAGTTAAAACTATCCTATTATGAGCAAGCAAAGCTCAATCTAGAGATAGCTGCAAGCAAAAAGAATCAGTTAAGTTTATTCAATGTCTAAATTATTAGTGTCTTTCAGCGGCGGCGAGACGAGTGCCTATATGATAGATTTTATCAAACGAAATCTATCATACGATCGAGTCGAATACGTGTTTGCAAATACCGGATTGGAGCATGAAAAAACTCTAGAGTTTGTACAGAAAGTTGCCGAATACCATCAAATTAAAGTGCATTGGATTGAAGCTGTAATTAATCAGGGGCGTAAGTCAGCAGGGTATAAACTGGTTGATTTTGAAACAGCTTCTATGAAAGGTGAACCGTTTGAAGCTGCAATCCAAAAGTACGGGATTCCTAATCGCGATTTTCCCCACTGCACTAGAGTACTCAAAGGCGATGCAATGCGGAGTTTTGCCAGATATTATCTAAATTGGACAGACCACGATATCGCGATCGGCATCCGCGCCGACGAGTGGGATCGAGCGTCGGCAACGGCTAAAAAGCAGCGATTAATCTACCCATTGATCGATACAATCACCAAGCCAATGATTAATCAATATTGGGATAAAATGCCGTTCAGACTGGAGATTCCAGGCTATATTGGCAACTGTACCGCCTGTTGGAAAAAGAGCGATCGGAAGCTTGTTCAGGTGGGAATTGAAGAGCCATCGGCGTTCGATTTCTTTCGAGAGATGGAGAAGAAGTATGAAAACTTTATCCCACCATCTCAAGAGAACGGTCGGACAATTCCAATCAGATTTTACCGCCATCATCGCACGGCTGACGACTTTATTAACGGCGATAAATCTACCCATAAAGTACCGCCAGATGAACGATTAAAAGGACTTGAACGATTGCCATTAATCGACCTAATCAACTCATGCGGCGAAAGTTGCGAAGCGTTTAACTAATACTAAAACTATGAAATTCACCATCAACTCATCCGAACTGTCCAAATCATTAGAACGCGCGGCTAAATTTGTATCAGCCAAACCATTGATGCCGATTCTCAGCGCTATTAAACTAGTGGCAACTGAAGAGCGATTAGAAATCACTGCATTTAACCTAGCTCATGGCATTGAGATTAAAATTATCGATATTGAAGTGATTGGATCTGGTAGTGTTTGTATCCCCACTCCAGCAATTGGCATCATCAAATTAATGGCGGGGCAATTGATTGTTGAGACGGATGAAAACCATCTAGTTACTATCTATAACCTATCCGGCAAAGTTGAGATTCAGGGGCAATCGATCGAGGATTATCCAGAGCTAGATTCGATCGATAAAGTTCCGAGCGCAATTGAATCAAAATCATTCATCCATGCGGTCAAATACTGCATCCAAGCATGTTCGATCGACGAATCTAAGCAAGTGCTAACTGGGGTTAATATCGCAGCTACAGGTGGCAATTTGCGGCTGATGGCTACAGATGGGCATCGGCTAGTAGTCTGTAATTTGCCAGTTAGTGAAATTATAGAGATTGAGTCGGTAACTATCCCAGCCAAATCACTCGCGCTAATCCCCACCGATGGCGGTCAATTTATGCAGTGTGCGTTTGACAAGTCGCAAGTCTCGATCGATAGCGGTAGTCGATCGATTATGCGGACATTAGATGGTAATTATCCTGACGCGATGATGTTGGTGCCCAAATCATTCACACGGAAGTTGACGATTGATCGGCGCGAATTAATTAATGCTCTCAATATGATGAGTTCGATTAGCGACCAAAATAATCTAGTTAAGTTTGAGATTGCCGATACTCGGACTACAATATCGTCGTCATCTGATGGTAAAAGCGGTAAAGTCGATATTGATTGCCAAACTACTGGCGACGAGATCAATATCGCATTCAATCTCAAGTACCTACTCGATGGCTTGAAAATGTTTGAATCAAAAGAGATTTTAATCTCAATGAATGAACCATTGCATCCAGTAATTATTACCGCGATCAACGGTGATCTAGATCTGTTATATCTCGTAATGCCAGTTCAATGGAGAAGTTAGTTTGTGGTGATGATTGATGTGATAAAGTAATTTCTTACTCTGTTGATAATATTGACTTTGTTGAGGTATAATCAGACTATCACATCAAACACTCTCGATGAATAAAGCTGAACTGATAGACAAGATAGCGAAAGATACCGATGTCCCCAAGCAATATATAACTATTGTCGTGGATAGTTTATTTGACTCAATATCACGATCTATTGCAATTGGCGAAAGTGTCAAAGTTCGCAATTTTGGTACTTTCGCAACATCCGTAAGATCTTCACGAACTGGTGTAAATCCTCGCACCAAAGAACCGATTCAAATTCCATCTCATACCGCCATTAGATTCGTCGCAGGGAAGGAATTGAAGGCAGAGGTGAACAAATGATCTTGTCAGATCGCGACATTATCGCAAATATCAAATCAGGTAATATAGTCTGTACTCCACTCGATCAATCTAACATATCTAACTCGTCGATCGATCTACGGTTAGGGCAATATATCGCCAAACAGCCACGTAAATGGCTTAGTTGGTTTAGACCTGTGAAATTCGACATTGATAAGTCTGGACGGCTGACAGTGCTTGATCCTGTTAAGCCCAAAATCTACAACTTACTCGATCCTAAAGTTAGGGATAGTAATAAATTTGTCATTAAACCAGGTGAGTTTGTTCTAGCTCAGACGCTTGAATTAGTTGGGTCAATGTCCGATTCGATCGAGTGCAAGATATCGGACAAAAGTACGAATGCTCGACTTGGGTTGTCGGCTTGCTTTTCTGCTGGGAAAATCGAGAGCGGCAACATTTTACGAGTGACGTTAGAACTTAAGAACAATGGCGCTAATCCGATTGAATTGCAATTTGGGCAGCAAATCGCGCAAATCCAGTTTGAAAAACTTACTAGCTCAGTGCTGCGAAAGTACGACGGCAAGTATAAAAATTCACTTAATCTAGAACTAGCAAAATAAATGACGTATACAGCCGAAAAGGAAGCTTCATCAATACAAAGTTTGGGCACATTTGACATCCCGAAAACCACCATTAAACTTGATGAAGACAAACTTCGTGAACTCTGGTGCAAAGGGATAATTAATGACCTCAGCTACATCACATTCGCACTAGAACTCGAATCAAAAGCTGCTTTTAACATCGATTCGTTTGCCCGAAAATGGGAGAACGTCGATCTATCAGAAGAGCAACAGGATGATGGTTGGAAGCCCAAGAAACTGAAGCTTAGAACCGTCTTGAATGTCATCGGAATTTTAGACGAGAAAGGAATCGGATGCTGCGATTTCAATGTCAAAGTATCTCAATTATCAATATTTGATTAATCATGGCAACACCCAAAAAGAAAAACGCATATCAGTTAGAGCGCAAGAAATCACCTGAAGAGTGCGCGGCTGAATCACTTAAAAAGAAGCGGGAGAAGATCGGGTATATCGAAGCCGATCCGACGTATGAGTGCAAATTCAAAACTCTCAACAAGCTATTCCCAATCGATCGAAATCGATACCACCACCATTAATGAGATACGAACCGATTAGTTATGACGCTCATTTAGCGAGAGGCTATTGCTGTTACGACTCACGAAATCAGCACTCTCGATGCGTGTTCTGTCCTTGGGCACCTATCAAACCCATCCCACAAATGACGATCGATCCGAGAATCTTGGAAGCAATGCGATCGGGTGAAGTGACTACAATTCAGAGTGAAAGAATGTCATTAGTGCCGCAATTGACGATTGGAAGCCTCACTATAATTTACAAGGAATATCAGCACTAGTACTAGCTAACTAACTAACAATGAAACACTTTAAATCAACTCCCACAGCCGCATTTATTTTCTATCGCAGCTACTCCAGATTTATCGACGGGGTGCGTGAGACATGGCAATCGATGGCTCTCCGATGCGTCCTAGGACTAGCGAATCTCGGTAAATTTACTGAGGATGAAGTTAAGCTAATCTATTCCCAAATCGACAATTGCACAGCACTCCCATCAGGGCGGTATATGTGGTGTGGTGGTACTGAGTGGAGCGACAAGCAAGCCAACTATCCAGGGATGTACAATTGCAGTTCAACAGTGGTAGACAACATTGAGACATTTGGCTATCTGATGGATTTAGCAATGACAGGATGTGGGACTGGCGCGGTGTTGGAATTGGACGCGATCGCTAAGTTACCGTCAATTAAAACTAAACTCAATATCGAGATTGTGGGGGATATTGGCACAAAATTAAAATCAGATCGTCAGGTAGAAACTTTAGCACAAGAGGTTTTGGGCGAAGTTTGGATCGAAGTTGGTGATTCTCGTCGTGGATGGGTAGACAGCTACATGGAATTGATTCGACGCGCTACATGCGATGGATTGGGAGAGTCAATCGATATCAAGGTCGATTTGTCTAGCGTCAGATCTGCAGGGGAGCGTTTACAAGGCTTTGGCGGCAGTGCTAATCCATTTAAATTGCCCGAACTCTATAGCAAGGTATCGGCGATTCTCAATGGCGCGATCAATCGTCAACTCAACTCGATCGAATGTTGCAAGCTAATCGATGAGGCGGCTTGCGTAGTTGTGGCGGGGAATATTCGGAGGTGCATCGCTTACGGGGAGCGGGTTTCAGCCTTCGGAGGTATGAAGCCTATACAGAATATCTTGGTTGGCGATAGAGTATTGGCATCTGATGGTGAGTACCACTCAGTGACAAATACCTTCGATCAAGGCATTCAGAAGACTATCAAGATTCAGACACAACTATCAAGTCTGTCAGTGACCGCAAATCACCGTCTAGCCGTGATGGATAAATTTAATGAATACAAGTGGGTTGAAGCTAAGTATCTATCTGTTGGGGACATCCTAGTATCAACTCCGCACACCAAAGGAATCGATATCATAACAACTGATGAAGCATGGTTAATTGGCACTTATATCGCTGATGGGCATACCGACATTGAAAACAAGGCAAAACGAAGTGGCGGCGGCGGAGAGACTATCTTTGCAATGTCTACCACAAGTCTAGATACAGTTGGAGCCAAAATAGCCAAATGTTTGTTCGATAAAGGCTATACACCAACTATCCGATCGAAAGGCAACTCTTCTAGCCTCTCTGTCTACCGCAAAGATCTAGCTGAATACTTCCGGCAATTTAAAGCCCCGTGGGGTACCCCGACTATTCCTGATGTTGTCTGGCATGGATCGCCGCAAGTTCGAGGCGCATTCTTAGCTGGATTGTGGGATGGAGACGGAGACGATCGCGCTGTACTTAATAGCACGAAGCCTGATTTCCTGGCAGAAGTTCAAAAACTTTACCTGTCTTTAGGAATCGCAGTTAACCTCAATATCCGCAAAGATAAAGTAGTCAAAGGCAATACATACGAAGGCTGTCATAACCTCACAGTAGTAGGTCAGCAGTCAAAGTTAGCACTAAAAGCTTTAGTAGCTCCATTCCTAGTGCGAATTGATTACGTTCCATCAGCTATGAACCGATCAAACTTACGACTACCTAAATTCTTCTCTACCAAACACATGCACGGGAAAGCTGGGCACAATTGGGATGGATTTGTGGCTGATGGAATAGCGGACGCTAGTTTGATTCCGTGCCCGATCGTCTCAATATCCGAAGGTGAGGCGGTACATACTTACGACATTGAAGTTGCAGACGTGCATGAGTTTATCGTGAATGGTTTGCTTTCCCATAACAGTGCGGGCATCAGACAATTCTCAGCTAATGATACATTTGCACTCACCGCCAAGGATAATCTATGGCAACAGCGCGATGACGGCAAATGGGGGATCGATCCCGATCGCGATGCTTTGCGGATGGCTAACCACACTCGCGTATTCCACACTAAGCCTACGTTAACCGAGTGCATTGATTCAGTACGCAAACAGTACTATTCAGGGGAGGGTGCGATTCAGTGGGCTGGTGAGGCTGTGGCACGGGCTAATGCCGATTTATTGGATACTCCAGAGAAAAAGCATAACTTTCTGCATTTATACAATCTTGATAAATTGAACGCAAAAGTTTACCTGTCGAATATGATGGGACTCTGTGAAGATATCGAAAATATCGGCAGTAGTTCAAACTTTGAACTCAATCACCGGATGGCTCGCTACGGGCTGAATCCATGCGGGGAGATCCAAATGACAGACAATTTTTGTAACCTTGCAGAGGTTCATCTCAACACGATCGACCCATTCGATTTCGATGCTCAAGTATCCGCTTTCAAAGCCGCATCTCTCAATGTGGTGGCATTGCTCCATCATCAATTTGAAGTGCCACGATACCAAAAATCGCGGGAACTCGATCCGATTGTCGGCGTGTCATTCACGGGGTTGTTCGACTTTTTCGTACAGTTGTTTGGTGTAGAGTGGTTGCATTGGTGGCAAGCTGGCAGACCTGCCAATTGGGGTCATCCGGTGGACATTGACGATAATTGTCGGATGCTACCACTATTAGAGTGTGATTTTATTCGTGTCCACCACTTTGATAGTACGTCCGATCTATTTCTCGCGATCGAGGAAGAGTACCTCTGTAGTTGGAAAACAATCGTATTCGACACCGTAACCGAATATTGCGAACGTCACGGATTGAAGGTTCCGAATCGTGCGACAACTTGTCAGCCAGCAGGATCGAAGTCTCTACTCACGGGCGCGTCCCCAGGTTGGCATCCACCAAAAGCTAGTCGCTACATCCGCCGCATGACGTTTGGTAAAGATGAACCGATTGCCCTCGCTGCGATCGATATGGGTTACAACGTCATCCCGTCACAATCCGACAAGGATGAGAACGGGAATCTACTCGATGATATCCACGATCCGCGCGTCACCGAGTGGCTGGTAGAGATACCATGTGCCACCAGTTGGGCAGATCTGCCAGGTGCGGATGAGATTGAGATTGGCAAGTTCTCAGCTTTGGCACAATTCAACTTTTACATGCAGGTACAACGGTACTATTCGACTCACACAACATCGGCAACGATCGAGATGAGAGAGGATGAGATTACCGAGCTAGCCACTGCCATCTATGAGGATATCCAAGCGGATGGTGGTTATATGAGCGCGGCTCTATTAGCAAGGTTTGACAGCCTAGAGACGTTCCCACGGATGCCATTTGAGCCGATCAGCAAGGATGGGTATAACGATGCTATGGTAGCTATTCGGATGCGGCGGACTATTGACAACTTCGATGAAGCACTGGCACTGTACGATCAGGGTCAAACTAATGAGAGCGGTCCTAGTGGTTGCGATAGCGATAAGTGTTTGATACCAGAACCGAAGTAGACAAGAGAAAGCCGATCTAATGATTGGAATGACGAAATTATTTCTTTTGCAACAGCTTGTGAGAGACTCGGTGTTACAAGCTGTTATATGTCTGGGATAGAAATCCGAGAAGCTTATCATTTATTACCATCTTTTGTAAAAATAATCCCTCGTTCTTATGGCAGTTAAACTAATTATTGACCCACTATTTAAAGTCTCGATCGATCCAAATTCTAGACAGCAAGATCCCTCGATGAGTATTTGGAACGCGATGCACCGATGCGTGTCTCCAAGGACTGAGCTAGTCACTACATTTAAGCACGGATTCGATCCGGTACGATCGGTTATTGATAACGCACTTAAATTTGGGCACTGGGACGTATTGCACCACGCAAGCATCAAGCTAAATTTCGATGGCTTCCCGCACTCTACAGCGATGCAGTTCCGCACACATCGCCAGATGTCGGTACTTGTCCAATCACTGAGGTATTCAGATGAGCAGTTCTCAGCCTGTGCCGATGGGGATGTCGATCCGATGGATATCTTCTATTTCCGCCCGATCGCAGACAAGCGTAAAGAAGTTCTTAATTATGGACGGGCGCGGCGGAGTTGCCGGGACTATGCCAACGCGATCGAGAATGGCGAGGATAAGGAAACCGCACGGGATAATCTATTGTGTAACTACCGCCAAGGATTCACGATGTCGGGTACTTTCTGCCAATGGATGCACGTTCTCGATCGCAGATTGCTAGCAGATACCCAACTAGAGTCGCGGACTGCGGCGACGATGGCTCTAGACCAATTGCGGGGGTACTCTGGATTCTTTGAGTGGTATGCGAGTTCTAGGGCTGGAAAGAATTTATTGTCACCATAACCACAAAGCCGATCCAATGTTGGATCGGCTTTGTGGTTATGGTCTTTTTCGTAAATCAGCATACTGCATTAAGTGAGTGCCAGAATCTAAGCTTAAACCAATCTTTTTAGCATCGGCTAAACTAATACACCATCCGCCGCGATCGTAATGGCATGATGCACCTCTATTTTCAAAAAATACTTGTAAGTAATTACTCCATGAATCACCAATAACGATAACTCGATCGCAGTAGACATCGACCATAAATTTTTTAGTTGATTTAGATTGTCCGTTATCATTGTAAGCTGCGATTGTTTTCTGTAGTTCTTTTAGGATAGTCATCGGGTTTCTATCTGCTGTTTGATATCTCTATTTTCGCAAGCTTTTAGGGTATCGACTGTGACTTAAATCACTAGGTGAAAAGAATATTTTAGGGACGATATAGACGATATAGACGATCTATTATTGGCTGATATAATAGAAAGAGCGGGAATCTAAAACATTCCCGCTCTTTCAACATTCACTAGTATAAGTAGCAAGATGTCTAATATCATTCTATTTCAATTTGAATCCAATGAGATCCGATTTGTGGGCACTGCCGAAAATCCTGAGTGGATTGCGGCTGATATCTGCAAAGTATTGGGAATTGCGAATGTGTCGGACGCACTAGAGTCCCTAGATTCGGATGAAAAGGGTATCGCTAATACCGATGATGGCTCCCTGACTGGATCTCGGATGCTCACTGTAACCGAATCAGGACTTTATCGACTCATATTTAAGTCTCGCAAACCCGCAGCCAAACGGATGAAGAAATGGGTGTTTTCCGTGGTACTACCTAGCATCCGCAAAACTGGTAGTTATTCGATCACGCCTGAACCTATCCCACAATTACCATCTCGCGAATTAGCGCTAGAGACTGCTGTAGCGATTGATCGCATTCAAGATATACTGAGCAAGTCCAACCCTCGACTCGCTCAGATTCTAATTGATTGTGCGATGAATGACATTGTTGATTTTAATCGATCGCTACTATCATCCAATGAATTCCCAGAAGACAAGTGGTATGGATTAGTTCAGATCGCGTCAAAGATGGGCATCAAAACTAATCTATCTACTCGCGTTAAGCTAGGGCAATCGATCGGCAAGCGCGTTAAAGAGCTGAACCTAGAGCGAGTACGTGAAGAGCGGCTGTGTAATAATCAGTATGAAGAAATCTGGTGCTATCGAGATAACGATGTAGTTCGGAATGCTATTCAAGAATGGGCTGATTCCCAAAGTTAAGCATTACACTGGATATTGTTAATACATTCGATGTATTAACTACATTAAAGCCGAGTGAGAAGGGTATCGACTGTGAGCTAAATCACTAGGTGGAAAGAATATTTTAGGCACACAAAAGCCGCTCGCGATCGATAAGACCAGAGCGGCTTTGTGCTATTGTAGGGATACCAACCAACACAATAGAATATGAGCTTAACACCAAAAGCAGTAATCGCGCAAGTATTTATCGGTAACTTGAGTATCGAAGGGTTGATGAGAGAGGATGACGGTACGTTTGGTATCGCAATACCTCAGTTAGTGTCACACAATCTAGTCGGTCAAAATAACTCTAATCGTGATGTCAAAACATACATGGGAGAGGGTTCTAAGTTAGTCAAATGGCGTACTACATTAAACCCCAGGGCTGTTAACGTAATACTACTTTCTGACTTTGAGCGTCTGCTATTTGAACTTGCATTGAACGGAAATAAACCAGCCCAGACAATGGCGCGGGATCTAGCTGGTTTGGCACTCACCCAACTATTCTCGGATGCGTTCGGGATCGAGTTTGAGAAAAAAGAGCGACAAGCGTGGTTAATTGACCGCCAATCACATCGCGAGGACTTTCACCCTAAGTTCACTGCATGGCTGAAACAGGATGGTTGTGAGGGCAAGTATTACGCGATCGAGGTGAATAACTTTAAGCGGGCATTGGGACTACCGATCGCACCAGTCGATAAATATGATTCCAAGCAATTGAGAATATTGGATGTTGCTTTCATTAAGTATGACGTGTTGAGAACTACGGGAATGAAACACAGTGAGGTGATGTCATTGGTCTAAGTGTTGATGCTGTCAGTGCGATCGCGTAAGTAATTGCACCGACAGTGGATGTACGTAGGTGGATGTACGGATAAGGTTTTTTTGTTCTGGGTGTGACGGAAATCACAGACACGTTCAGCCTCAAAAATGCCTAGACTTTTTTTACCTTCAAAATCTGATACAATTACATTGACGCAATATTAATCAGGTTGCATCTACTAATGGTTTATGAGTAGCTATACAGACAAAAATTACGGGGGGCAAACTCAGTGGACTACTCCCACTTATGCAAATAGTCAAACATTTGGCTCGAATTATGATCACGATCGCCTTAATAAAAGAGCGTCTGATAGTCAAGCTAGGGCGGCGGCATCGGCAGAAGAATCGAGAAATGCACAAGTAGTAAGAGATTATAAATCAGGCGAAAACTCGCTAAGTTTGGCAGGGAGAAGAGATGATCAAAATGCCAAGTCAGAAGAGAGATCCCGCAGACTAATCGAAAGCATTGATCGCAGTAAAGTAGATGTTGATAATAAATTTAGATCGAGAGAATCAGCACTCGATCGCAATAAGTCATCCGATGAATTTAGCCAATCTCGATATCAATTAAAGCACAATCAAGCCCAGGATCGGGCTAATTTAGAGTACAGCACCGCCCAAGGACTAGCTAAGGATAAACAGAGCCAAGATGCTGAATTAGCGCGTTTAAGAGCGTCTGGGGGTATTGCTAGCGCATTAGCTGACAAAACCAACGCGGCAAATACAATGCTAGCCAATATATCGCAAGCGACTGAACTAGCGGGGCAATCGAGCGCAATTGAACGCGCTCGATTAGCAGCTAATGCGCAAGTTAAAGCCGCTTTATTCACGCCTAGACAATATTCGGGGTATTAAAACATGAGTTTTAGCTGGGGACGCAGTGCTGGTGAGTCTGATAATGACTACAATACTCGATATCAAAACCAAAGATCTAAGGTTCAGCAAGATGAATCAAATCAGCAATCCGAAATAGATAGACAACAAAGAGATATTGCTAATATTAACAATGAAACTATTAGTTTGGCAAATCAGAAAGCGTTGGATGCTCTCAATAAGCAAAAAGCAGATCGAGCGGCTGGCATTACATCTGTCGCCGACAAAACTAGAGAATTAAATGATCTCACTGCACAATATAACGCGCAAAAATCATTAGATAGAGTCAACAGGGATATCGCAAATCAAAAAAATGGGATTGTTTCGGCTAAAGACGCTGAGTCTGAGATGTCTGATTATCAACAATATGAGCAAAAACAAGCCCTAGATATTGCCAATCAAGACAAAGCATGGGCAAATGCAAGTAGATATAGACAGTCAGATGCTGAACAGTCAAACATTGCCCAAAAGGATCGATTAGTTGCTGGATTAGATAATCAAAAAGTATTGCAACAAAATACGATCAATCAAGCAAATAAACTCCGTCGCGATGACAATCAAAGGGCGATTGATGGATTTAAAATGAAGTTTTAGTAATAGTTAATATGTCAAGAATTGCCAAAGGAACTACTTTAGTTGGGACTCAATTACATGACTGGAGTGAAGACGATCGCAACGATGCGATTGAGTTCGCTCTGCATCCAGCCAATGGTGTGACAGCCGTCACACTTTACCTTAATAGCAAAGGCGTAAAAGCATCGATAACGGCTGTACATAAGTGGCTCAATAGTATTAGAGAGGAGTCTAGAAAAGTTGCCGCCATTAGAAAAGTATTTGATGATTATAAAGGTGTAACGCCAAATGAAATTAATGCTTATGTTGCGGCTTTAATGGTGGAAACAATTGTAAAACTTAACGAAAAGATCGAGCAAGACGGCTTAGATTCAAGGATAATTCAATCACTTACATCTCTTGCTAAAGAAGCTAGATCGTCAGCCGTTGCCATGAATACGCCCCAATCTACCGCATCCATGAAAGAATTAGAGTTAGGACATGCACTAAGTTTTACCCAACGGTTAGAGGGCGTTTTCGATGGGGACGATGTGATTCTAGAACGGGTGCGATCGGCTTGCAAGGGAATTATGATTGAGATCGAAGGACAGTATTAATTTTCGATGTAATTCTCAAAAATTGTGTTGATTGATGTCGATTGATATGTAGCCGTGATAGTGCCAGGATTTATATAACCTCTCAGCGCTAGATTGTCTATCATTTGCTGATATGTTGGCGGTGATAAATTACTGACTATAGTCACACTGGCTGATGTGGATGCAATGAAATCACTGGCAGCAAATAAACCAGGTATAAGACCGTAGCCACTGCTAAATATCGAATAAAAATCAGTATAGCCAGCATACCCAAATTTAAGGATGTAGTTTGGGCGAGTGGGTTGAATAAATGTGACTTGTTGCGATCCTCCAGAAAAAGTACCCCCACTTCTCACTGAACTACTATACTCAAACTTTTGTCGCTCTAATACTATGACATCAAATATTGTATCCAGCCCCGCATCGTATGATGCGGTCGAGATCAACGATCCCGATGCCGATTGATCGGATTGATATCTAAATTCATTAGCCCCAACTTGGAAAAAATAATCGATCGATAATTGATTGGCTGGGATTACTAGTTGAACCACTCCCGATATTATCGGGAGTGGTCCGATTGCGATTGAGTCAAAAAAAACAATGTGATTTACTGGGATAGATGCAGTTAAGCCTACAGATGCAGTTAAGTCTACAAACACAGTCAACGGCGATGATGTTGCGAAACTTCGAGAAACTCTGAGTGTGTAAGAGTCTTCATTTTGCTTAATCGACGATCGAACATTTGTGTATACAGTTTCTATTGTGATCGGAATCCCATCGAGATCTAAATCGGTTGGATCTGGTATCGTAAAAATACTATAAGTTGTTACTGGAATCCGAATATTAACCACTGGCAACAATTGAACAGGATTAACAATCATATTAACCTCTTGAAATAATGCGTTAATTGAATAATCAGGTGTAGAATCTGGGGTATTACTCCCGATAATTTCAATCCTTAAAGGAACTGGATCTGTGCGACTAGGATCTGATAACGGCTCAATCGTGATATCGATGTATTCAGCCAATGACGGGATTATTGCCGATATTTGCCCGATCGCAACGTTATTGATGTTGGTGGTTGCATACAGCGCATGATCTAACTGTTGCGTCAAAAATAACAATTCTGGACTAGTTATCTTGATATCAACTTCCAAGCTATTCGCTAATTCTGATATAGTTGCGTCTCTGGCAACTCTAATTACAAATAATCCACCAGACCCTCGAATAATCTCATTTAGTGTACTTGGGATAAGTTTGATTGATACCACTTGCAGATGATTAATATCAAGGCATAACGGCAGTATTTCACCAGGATAAGTTACTACCCATGTGGGATTTGCGGCAACAGACGGAGCAAAATTAAATACTTGATTGATTGCATTTAAACAGATCTGATCTGGCTGGATTCCTTCGGCATAAAATAATCCATAAGTGAAACTATTCGAGACAAATTGAGTACTCGGTAATTGAGCAACGTTACTTATAATACCAATCCCAGACAATACCGAATCCGCGCCAGTAGCGTCGTTGTTAGTAGCGATGGATATTTTGGTTCTAAGCCAATTGTAGAGGCTGTAAATAGGATTTTGAGCTGAATTAGATACGCTAATCAAATTAACTGTCGCAGCAGTATTACCGCCTATCGATATCGGGTTCGATGATTTTATTACCAATGCAAAATCATATCGCGAGTCGTTTAGTCCTTGCCTAGCGGCGTAAGCTTGACCAGATGATATCCTCAGGACTAATGAACCAAATTTAACAACTAATTCATACTCGTTAATTACACTAGTTGGGAGTAAATTCAGACTACTATTTACTGGATCTACGTGTGGAATTGGAAGAGTTGCAACCCGAATACTAGGAACTTGCGGATCTTTTGGTGTTAGGTCGATTATTGGACTTGCATCATCAATTACTTCATAAGTCCATATTTCATCTCCAAAAGTGCCTAATTTTGGCTTTGGCTTTGGTGGAACTTTGTAGTTAAAACTGGTAGAATTAGATTCTTTTAAGTCCTCAAATTGAGGAATATTAAACTGTTCTTTTGGTTTTTTATATTTACCACTGAAAGCGTCAAAATTGCTACCGCCTTGATTATTCCACTTTCTACCAGCCATGTTAAAATGATTATAGTACCTCAATTATACAGTGGAAACAGTACTAAAGATTGAAGATATCAATACACTCACTCCAGCATTTAACGGGGTAATGGGATGGATGTCAATGCCTGAATTAAACGCGATCGATCCCGATGCCTTGCGGTTTGAAATAGTCGATGAAGTGCTATTTGAAAGTGGCGATGTGTTTGTGGATGTGATTTTATGCTGAAAAAGCAGGTTAGAATTCTAACCTGCTTTTTCCATGAACAGTGATTAAACTTCAGCTAACGAATCAACCCATTCGTTGATCGCTTGACGAGTTTGGGGATTATCGCGATAGCACCAAATCGGACGCATTTCACCATTACATAGACGATCTTCTCGCACTCGTTCTAAACCCTTCTTTCCAACTGACAGACCCATAGATGTTCGCGTCGATGAGTTGGTCTTGATGCCCATTTTCTCGGCAATTGAGACTAGACTATACCAACGATCTTCGGGGAATTCGACAGCGGAAGCAGCCAACTTTGGTTGATTTGACTCAACAAAATCGTTAACGCCGATGTCGATAAGTAGTTGAGCGAGTCGAGGATTGGATTGTGATAGCAATCCTTGAATATTACAAATAGATTGGGCAACTTTCTCAGACTGCTCAATAAGCAATTGCTTCGGTACTGGGACTTCAGGTACAACCGAGTATTTTCCAGTTTTGCGGATAGATGGCAGAACTTCAGAGAATACCCATTTCTTCATCCGTTTAGCTGCAGGTTTGCGAGACTTGAAAATGAGCCGATACAGTCCAGGTTCATTAACGGTAAGCATTTCTTGATCTCCACCAAGGGTATAACCTTTAGTAATACCCTTTTCTTCCGGTTCCAGTGTTTCTAAAGATTTCGATGTATTTTCTAATCCTAATGCTTTGCAAATATCGTCAGCAACCCACTCAGGATTCTCAGCAGTCCCCACGAATCGAATGTTATGGTTCTCGAAATCGAATAGAATAGTGTTAGTCATCTTAATTCTAGGTAAATTGATTTGATTAGCGATCGGTTGTCAATCGATCGCGCCCCATTGGGGGATGAATCAATTATACTCTCATCGGGATGCACTTAACCAAATAACCGCCAAAATGGCTGAGAGCCGTCTCCAAGAATATAGCTTTTACTTATGCCCTAATCGTCTGAGATCCAGTCAGTCGTCCATTATCATCTTTAGTGATACACCCTAAGACATAACTAAAAGTTGGGATACTCTATTATCCCCTAGTAAATGAGTAGGTCAAGCAAGCAACGAGCAAACTATCACAAGCATCATGCGAAACAAGTTGATGCGGCGGAATTGAGCGCGATTTCATTGCAATGTCGAACTGATTTCATTGCATTTAGGAAATACGTTTGTGAGCATGAAAGTTTTGATCATCACATCCAATGGGAGAAGATATTAAACACTGGTAATGATAACCCCAACCTCAAAGGGATCGCGGGTGATGATACGCTTATACTAGCTCCACGCGGCTCAAGCAAGTCTACATTTTTACTAGAGTGGGCATCGTGGGTAATCGGTACTCACACCATCCAAAATATTGGGTTAAAAATCCTCTACGTGAGCTATGAAATAACCACAGCTCAGAACAAGTCAGAACAGGTTCAATCGATCGTTTCAAGCGCTAAGTATCGCGAGGTATTCCCTGAAGTAAAGCCAGGCGATAAATGGGCTACTAAGCAATGGGTAATTGATCGATCTCATGCCAATCTATCTACAATTGATGAGCCTTATACCCTCGCTTGTACGGGGCTGAGAGGTACCGCAACAGGTAAGCGAAGTCACTTGATACTATTGGATGATTTAATCAAGTCACCCGAAGATATAGCAGCCATTGAGGTAAGGGATAAGATGAGAAAGAACTGGAACTCATCAATCAGTAAGACGCGATTTAGGGACGGTGGTAGAGCAATTTGCTTGGGAACATTGATGAGGGCAGACGATATTTATTCCACTGAATTCACAACCGCTAAAAAGTGGAAGCGCATCATCCAAAAAGGGATAATTAATGTTGCAGGATTAGAACGATCATTTTGCGAGCCGATGGCACCATTGAAGGAATTGCAGCGGGAACGGGAGTTAGATTTAGAATCATTTGAGTTTCAGATTCAGAATAATATTGTGCGAATATCCACTCAATCGATCGATCCGGCGTGGATTATCAAGCGGAATCTACCCGATCGAATGGACAAAATTACTGTCGGTATTGACCTGTCATCTGGCACCAAAGAGAGGAATGATTTTACTGCAATGGTAGTAATGGGATCGGCGAAGGATGAGAATGGGGTTAACCGCTACTATGTGATTGACTATTGGCGGGGAAAAATCATGGGAAACATCGAAAAGTTGGATGAACTAATCAAGTTGCATGATGAATGGAACTACCTAAATCCAGTCTGGGAAATTTGGATAGAAGCCCACAACTATCAGCGGTCAATGGCTGGAGACTTTACTACTTATGTCAAAGGCACAAAGGGGATAGAAGACATGGTAATAGTCCCATTGAGTAATCTAGGCGGGGACAAATTAACGAGGCTGAGAGGTCAAACTGGAGTTATGCAAAACGGACTTGTGAGTTGGAATCAATGGATAGACTTTGGCATTGTCACCGATGAATTGATTAACTTTGGTAGCAGCTCACACGATGATTGTGTTGATGGATTTGTCTATGCACTCAAAGGGCTGAGAGAGCGACTACCCATTGATACAGCAACAACCGAATCGAGTATAATTAGGGATAGATTAACTATGGCGTGATTATGTTTATAGCTGGATTATTTGTCGGGTTTGGAATTGGGTCGGGATTTGTAGCTTGGTATTTGTTACGGGATTATTTTACTTATTAGTTAACCAATGTCACAAGTAGTCAACCAATTAATCAAAGCTCAATTATCCCGTGATGGTGCCAACGGGGGGCGCGGTACAGTCGTCCCATTGCATTGTGCCCAAATGCGGGAATATGGATCTAGGGGCGGGCATATCCAGTTTGATTGCCCGCAGGATGATGATATCAATAGCCGTGGGAATGCCCTGCGAAAATGGTATTTAAGTAACGATTTAGGCGCAAAGATGGATTATATCTTTGATGTCTTTGTCTGTCATGGAGAGGTATTGTGGCTGCTATTACCACTCGATGATGGTGACTATTGGGTGGAGTTTTTCCAGGGTGGATTAAAGCATGATAATCCCCAATTTAAGATCTACTATAAAAATGGCGGACGGGATATCGAAACGGCTGTAGTTCGGTACAGTTATGAGAAAGACAATGCTATCGGGTCGCTGTCTGTACCGACTGGGATGATGGGTGAAAACACTTCAACTACTACCCGCTGGATTAAGTTAATTATTACGGCTGAATCAATCGTTACTATTGATTGCGGATCTAAGCCAAGTCTATCGATCGATGCTCAACAATACGCGATCGGGAATAACATTAAAATCGATCCGAATCCATTTAGCCCACTACTCCCAATTGCTCTATCGGTTAACAATCCTCAGCAGACTGGCAAGCAGGGAACGGGCGATTTTCATGTGTTTTCTGAACTAATCGAGAACCATGAATCCCGATTATCTTGGGTGGATGAAAATCTAGAGACATTTGGCAACCCTACACTAGTTACCACTAGATCGGCGGCTGAAGTAACCGAGACAGCAATGAGCGATGCTCCCAACACATGGGCAGCTAATCAGGGATTTCGGGATGGTGTAGGCGATGCCTACAGCGGTAGTAGCTCTAAATCACTCGCAGGTCGGCGAGGTACTCGTGGCAAGCGAATATCTAAAGTGATTGGGAATGTGGGACAAGAAGAGCGATTTGGATACATTCAGACTAGTCCTGTACCTGGAGATCTGACTCAATACATCCGTAATGATAGAGAACTTATCCATTGGTGCTTAGGCGGAGTCGATCCGATCGGCGTGAGTAGTTCCCCGACTTTCGGAGAGATTAAAACTCTATTCGGTCGGGTTCAGAATACCGCCGACAAGAAATCTAATTCACTATTCGCAGCTTTGGGAAGGCTATTCTCAATCGCAATTGCGAATGAGGAACAGCGATTTAAAGCGGCGTTTATTGTGGCTATAGCCAATAATAAAGCATTATCAAAGCAAGTCCCCAATCTCGAATCATTGACTGATGAGCAGACACAATCACTCTACCAACTATCTCGAAGTGGTGGATTAGATGCTTATCAATTTGCATTTAATCCAGTTGGATTGCCGCCAATGGGAGATCGAACTGTCGTATGGAGATACACCCGCGAGGTATATAAACCATCAACTCGCGACCTTCTAGACTTGTCGATCGTGGGTAGAAACTTGAGAGAAGATGGACTCAATCAAGAATTTACAATGGGTAAATTGTATCCAGAATTATCACCTAAAGAAATTCAAGCGGCAACGTCAGGATTTAGCCCCAGAGTTGTCGAAAATCAACTCACTGGACTTAATAGTCTGCTACAATTTTATCAACAGAGTATGAGTGTTCCAGGTATCCAAGATCCGAGTATTCCGCTCGGAATTGAGTTAGGAATATCGCAATTAGTAGCCACCGGAATCGAATCACTTAAAAAAGAATTGAACTATGGTAAGCCAGTTTACAGCCCAGCATCAGCAAGCACCACCCCAAGTACACTCGCAGAATTTATCTCCAGCTCAATGGGCGCAGCTAACTCAGTTAGTCCAAAGTCAGCAGCAATCGCAATACCAGCCGCAGGCAGCACCGCCTAGCACGAGTGCATATACCAGTGACGGGACGATGGCGGCGATCGACCCTAATCTACTCCATGCTCAATGGTTGCAGTATCAGCAATCTCAGTTGAGTCAGAGTGCGATTATTCCACAATATGCACAGGCTCAGTATGCACCGCAATATGCACCACTTCAGTCGCAAGGTGAATTGGTTAGTAATGAGTCGATCCATGCTTTATCGCAATTTATCGAAGCATCCAATACCGCCGCAATTGCATCAGCGCAATACATCGATCTACTTGAGTCGATAATGGCTGAACACAAAAAATTGATTGATTTTAGTGCGGCTCAAGACGATTTGATTTGGAGATTCCTGCATGATCGTGAATTTACACTCGACTACATCCGAGGTGCTTGGATTCGCGAAGGGATTAGCGACGAGTTTATGTCTCGATTGGCAAATGTCTATTTAGAAATTGCAGCACTTTCGCCTCGCGGGAATAATCCAGAATTTACAGGCAATAAAAATATTAAATTTGATGCTGAATTAGTCAGGACTCCTCAACAACAAAACTTTATCCCACCATTGCCTAGTAGCGGTGGTAATGGTAACAACGGCATTACGATGGAGCAATACCTCATTGCTCAAGAACAAGGGTTTGTAGGGGCAGCTAGAGCGGCGGCGATGCAAAACCCAGCTAGTCTGTATGCTAGTCTGTTTCAGTAAATTTACTTAGATAAACACTTAGGAGCATTTTAATTATGGCTGGAGCAATTGCAGGAATGGCGGCGCGGTATTTGGCACCGATGGCAGCACAAGCGGCGGGCACGTTTGTGCAAGGCAAAATGGGCGAAGCGATCGGTGACCACAACATCAACCAAGCCCAACAGATTGGGCAGGCTAATTATGGACGATTTGATCAAGGTACTACCACTCAATCCGCTCGCGGTGCTGAGTCGGTAACTCAAGCGCAAGAAGGTGCAAATGCTCGATCTATGGGTCGTGAAGCATTTCTAAACCAAATGACGCAAGCTAATAAGCGTGCGGATAATGAAGATCAGCGGACTACTTATGAACAAGACAATGCCTTCAGACGTGGCGAAACACTGGCTAATAACTACGCTAATGCCGCATCAAATCAAGCTCAGTCCAATAACAATGTACTCGCAACAATGTTAGGAGTTAGCGGTCAAGCACGCCGATAAATAGCCAAAAAAATACACTCGATCGAAGCCATCCGCGAGTGTATTTTAAAATCATTGTCATCCTGATAGATCGATTATAACCTAATCACTATCAGATAGATCGTATGGCATTTACAGCAGAGAGTTTGATCCCAATTTTAGGCATGGAGCTATTGCGTCCAAGACCTAATTACATCGCGAGAACAGTCTTTGAACCTCAACAAGTATGGGACGCTTCAGCCCAGCCAGGTAAACAGGTTAGACTTGATCGATACGGCTTTTTTGGTGCTGATGGTTCACTAACTAAAGATGCCCGCCGCCGCCGTCCAGACCAATTAATTGGTGCCAATAATTCCCGCCAATTAAACAAGCAAGAATTATTTATCGACATTGATGAATTCACTGGTCCAGGTGGCGGGGATATCAATGATCCTAACAAACCAGGGAATATCAGAATTAGTTTTGAGAATATTATGCTCCAACAGCGTAATCTCTACGATCCTAATGTGTTTCAAGACCCAACCCGTCGCCATCAATTTCACCAATCGATCGGCTCCGAGTCGCTCCTAGACGATTACCAACGTTGGATGGATAGCGTCTACATCAATGAAGCGATGCAAGTCACCCGTCGATACAACCCTGGCGACGTAGCCGATGGTGGAACCTATGCGAGCGGTCCGGCTAAATTCGATGTCAACAACGATCTTGAGACCATCGTTGAACAACTCAAACTAGCCAATGTTCCCACGTTTAGCGATGGTCTATACCGCGCGTTGGTGCATCCGACATTTTTGAAACATCTCCGCCAGGATGACAAGTTCACTCAGGTAGCGCGTTACCCAGGATTCAGCCCGATCGCTAGCATGTGCGACCCTAATAACGCATTCGCACCGTTAAACATGCCTCATCCTAACAACGTGAACGCGATGAATAATCCTAACACGTTGGCATTTTACGGCTCTCTGGTAGGTCAGAATCCAGGAATGGGTACTCTCAATCAAGAGATGTTCCCCACTGGATTTGTATTCGGCGGTGTGCGGTTCTTTGAATCTAACAACATTCCTACCGAGTTAGTACCTTTGAACTATACCAGTTCGACTAATCCCACTAAGCATCCAACTGGACTAGTTAACCGTGAGGGTTTCCCTGGTATATTCTTTGGTCAACAACTCATTGGCGAAGCATTAGCCACTAACGAACCCGTTCGATGTAAAGTCAATGGCAATGACGATTACGGTCGATTTGCTATTATGATCTGGCAGTGCTTTGGTGGATGGAGTCTACTTAATCCTGACTTTGGGATTGTGGCTCGTAGTTACGGCAACTAATCGATCAATAATTCTGGCTAGGTAAAATTAACTAGCCTAAACCACCCACTATTTAAACTCATGAGTCTAATTAATTACAGCGATGTCACAGGGCAGATTCTTGACGGCAAGGACAAAGATACTATCAACTTGCATAATGGTTACTACCTCAGGGAGGCTGTAGGCTATGCCAAAATTACCAGCACCCCACAGAACAACATCCCAATCTATTTACCCTCACAAGCGCAAGCAGGTGGGGAATTGGTAACTAATCCCGATCAATTGCTAGTCCTACCAGCAGGGGCAATTATCAACCGCATTGCTCTCAGATTGCCAAAACTTGAGAATAACAAAACCGCTCAGTATGGCAACCTACCAGATAAGTCCACTCTGATTGGCACCACTGGCGAACTAGTCAAGGTTGGCGCGGCGGGAGTATTCACCACTACCGAACCAGCAATTGCGGCGGTATCTGGTGCATACGTCCCCAACGCTAGCAAAGCTGTTAACCGTGGCATTGCGAGCAGTGCTGACGTTGCGGCTAGTGGGTTGGTAACTCTTGGAGCGGCTACCCAATACAACTTGCTGGTATCAAACGCTGGTAGCACGGCTGCGGGTACTGGTATTTCGACTAGTGCGGGTGATGCTTTCGCGATCGTGCAGATTTGTTGGTACGAAGTTCAGCCAGCCCCAACTTATGAAATGATGGGATATCAGTCTAAGCTAAAAGGTATCTATGCATCATCAAATGGTGGTATAGCTTTTGTTGCTCCAGTGTCCTTACCGGGCAATTAGAGCGGGCAGGATTTAAGAATCGGATTGTTTTTTTGATGTGTCATAGAATTATCAGGGTTGCAGTCGTTTGCTCATCATCGGCGGTAGCTGTCCGAACGGACTAGACTGATGCCTCAAGATTGAATAATACTGTCTCTGGATGGTGGTCTTTGACCGTCGCCGTTTCCCGTATTCGCCCTTGTTCTTTAATTATGCCTGAATAAAACTATCCCCACTGTGACCGAAATCACAGTGGGGATAGTAGTTTAAAATTAGATTCTACTGTCCGATTAGCCTTTGACGAACATTCCCATAAACAATGCCAATAGCCTCATCTAGCCGTTCTGGAGTGACGTATTCTGACGTTGCGGCTCTTGTGACTGGTACCATTAGATCGTCTCTCCCAGCCTTGCGGAGGGCATCGGTGAACTGCTTCATTGACTTGAGTTTTTGCCCCGTCCGTTTCTGCCCCTCGGATTTTAATTGTTCGGCTGATAGAATGCGATCGGTAGTATTCTCGGAGAAATTAACCACTTCGGTGACTGGCACCTCAATCGTCACAACGGCATCAGGACGACCCTCTAGCATAAGCAAAGTCTGAAAACCGTGCAATGCTAATCGAGCGTCCTGCATCATCGTTACGTCCTTGCGTAGCTGCAATATCTGAACCTCTAGCTCTAATTCCCGAATCCGATCGTTCTGAGCTGGGATGACTACTTCAGCCTTTCGGGTCTGCATTGCAAAATACCCTTGCGCCATCGCTACCACATCCTTCTCAGGATCGGAGTTCATCGCGACAACGTAGCAAGCAAATCGGGATAATTCGTAGTCTACAACTTCCGTTATCTTACCGCCTTGGTTTGACGGCTTATGCACTTGCATGACGTGCTCTGTAATGTCATGTCCTTGGTTTTCCATTGAGCGAATAGCGCGATTCATTGCTTTTTCGCCGTACTGCCAAGATTTGTACCCAAACCACTTCATCAATTCTCGTGCTGTCCAATATTCCGAGCCATCAGCGCGGTATCCGCGAATCGCATCAAACGGACTAGGTTGATTGAAATTAGGCGTTACAATACTATTATTAGACATCTTGCTACTTGCACTAGTGAATGTTGAGAGGCGATGGATCTGGTAGATCCATCGCCTTTCTATTGTACCCTAATCCGATAGATCGTCTATCAGCTAGTAATAGCTACCCCCGAACGCCGTCACAATGACCGGATTGGCGATCGCTGTACTCAATGCCGCTCTCAACTCCCAGCCAGAAGGGATGCGGATCGATCGAGTACCTGACAGCGAATTAAGCGGGGAGTTGGTCAATGGTAGCAATACTGTAATCGGCGCGTCTGTACCAATGGCGGTGATAGATGGTATATTAGTGCGAGATATTAGCCTAGATTGCCCCTGAGTACCTGTTACACTGTATAGGTATAGATTTAGGACTGTAGCAACCATTACCCCTGTAGGCTGGATCTCGATGGTTTCTATCAACGATCCTGGGTCGCTTGCGGTTAGTAGAGTTTTGGGGACTAATGTGCTAGTGGGCAACAACTCACCT